TAAAAGAACGCTTGAGTCGAAAACCATTTCGGATTTGCTCGATGCAAAGATAGGTATTTATTCTGATACTTAAAAATTTTATCTGTTCGTAACTCATTGATTTACAAACATTTATAATATTAATACATATTTGTGCTACAACTTTTCTACTTCTTTTTTATTCCCTCCAAGGTAGTCGAACATCCTATAAATGAGCGTGTTAAGTGAACGGTATTGTAGTCCGAAATTGCTATGTTCATTCGAAGCCAAATAACGAATGAACATGGACATCCTACACTTCAATCCGTCTCCCCTTCTAATCCTTAAGAGGAAAAATGCGATAATGAGCACAAATACAGTCTTACTGATAGTCTCTTCGTTAAATTCAAAATACTTGAGATGCTTCCAGTCGATGTCATCAGGATTCCTAATATAAGGACGAATGTCCTGAGATAGTTTTTTCAGTTCGTAGTGATACTCACGCCTCACCAGGTCATACACTCGAGTTTTAGCAGTAAACTCCTTCTTGGACTGTTTAGCCGTCCTACGCTGTTTCTTTTTGTTCTTTGTCATATACTTCACAGCACGCAGTTAGTGCAAATGCCTGTGAAGTACCGAGATTTTTGTTACGCGGGTTTACCGCTACAAAAATACTGCTTTTTGGAAAAACTGATGGTACACGAAAAAATCATTTGTTACACTTAATAAAGTGTGCGTAAAAAAATATCATCAGGATACAATTATCCCAAAAAGAAAAAAATAAAGACGGAATGTGGCTTATTGATATGACAAAAGAATGGGCAAAAAAAAAGGAGCCGCCACTGGCCCCTTCCCACTTTAACTTGCACCCCCTGCCGGGGGACAAAGGTACTAAAAAAATATGTCAGTACCAAACAAAATGCTAAAAATAATCCGCTTGTTAATATAAAAACAGGTGTATGATATTATCTATCTTATCGAAACTATTCGTGGTTCCTTAGAATACTATACGCTTCAGAGAGGACTATCAACAATAATCAGAAATCATCGTCAGAATCATTCTTAAGTGCCGTTTCCATTTCTGTTAATAGTAATTCCACAATTTCGCGAGTAGTCATGCCATGCATTTTCTTCTTGGCTTTCTTTACTTTTTGGGGTGACATTTTTTCAATTTGCTCAAGATATTCACGCATAGTCCACGTTTTCGTCTGACCATTCGGTAGTATTGAGTGTATCGTCGGAACAACTACTGTTACCTGAGCCCGCCCATCTTTACAGCGTATTTTCATTGTAAAGTCTGTAAAGAACGGCACCTGTCCACCAAATGCAATTTGACGATAGCCATTATAAAACTCTCCTTTATAATTCACTACACCTTCTTCTTTATCACAGTAGTCGAGTCCTGCCTTCGACCTTCCTTCAGTTCCTGTCCAGTCGCTTAGAGCTTCCATTGCACGTCTGTATAATGTTTCTGCTTTTGCTCCATCTACTGTCACAACCCGTTTTTGCTCATATACACCTTTTTCTTTAATAATAATTGCTGCAGAATCAATATCAGGCACCTGAGCGTTGGCCACCATCCCTGTCATCAACAACAATAAAATAATTAAACCTTGTTTCATATTTCCTTCTTATGTTTATAGGTTTTACACAACAGGTTCCGCTGTGTAATTTATATGTATCTCTTCGCTGCTTCTATCAACTGCTTCTTGAAGTTGTAAATGTCATCCAACTTCTCAATGCCTTCCATCTGCTCGTTTCTGTTTTCATCGACAAACCCGATGCGCTTGTTGTTGGTATTGTTGAAATGTAACCTGCAAATAGGCTTGCGGTTATTGTCGTCAGCGAAGATAGCAAAGTATGACTGAGAGTCACGATAGGTCACACGTTCCGATGCAATGACTTCGCAAACAATGCTCTTCACGATGTAGTAGCCCTCCAGCTCCTCGACAGTTGTGACAATCTTTGAAGCCTTTTCGTCCTCCTTGGCGGCCGATTCTTCCTCTTTAGTCTCAACTGCAGGTGAAGCAGTTTGGATAGGTGCACCAGCTGCCTCGGTAGCTTTAATGGCAATTCCCAGTTTCTCACTCATTACGTCATTGATATGGCTCTTGAAGGCACGCATGACGATATCGGTGAACTGGTCCAACACCTTCTGCGTTACAATGCCTTCATAGACGCGTTTTGTCAGCAGTTTAACGAGCTCAGGGGATGGTTCATTGAATTCAGAACGAATAATCTTCTTGACTTCTGACATATACTTCAGTTCGTTGGCACTGCTCAGAATGTTGTCCAAGTCGAAGTTCTCCTTACAGAACTTCTTGATCTCCTCAATCTGTGCTTCACGAATCTTCTCAAGATTTATCTCCAGGAAAGGAACATCGTCCATAATGTTCTCTTTGATTAGGTCAGCATAAAATCGGTAAACAATACCATTTGTCAAGACGCCGAACTTAGCCTTCGAAGCAACATAATAACGTTTCAGCTGGTTGTCGTGCAAGTTCAAGTCCTGCTTCCAATGCTTGCACTCTATCAACATAATGGGTGCACCATCCTTCATGATGGCATAGTCTATCTTCTCGCCTTTCTTCTTGGCTATATCGCAATCCATCTCTGGCACTACCTCCAGCGGGTTAAACACATCATATCCCAGTATCTGAATGAAAGGCATGATAAAGGCATTCTTGGTAGCCTCTTCCGTTAGGATGGATTCTTTCAGAGATGAAACACGATCGGCTAACTGTAAAATTGAATCTTTGAAGTCCATAGTTTTATATTTTTAGCATTGCACCATCCTCCCAGTCCCGCAGAAGGACACATTATTTATATATGAAGCGTGGAACTGTATCCACTTCTCCGTCCTGGGGTCCTGAGAAAACCTTATGTGAGAGATAGGGGACAGCATCCACGCTAACGCATGGAAGCCATCATGTTCTCTTGCCACATGTTGAAATTTCTCAGGTTTCAGAACGCAAGACGAGCATAACGCTTCTTTTATTATCAAAATCGCGACGGTACCCTGCACTCAGGGACTCTTGCACATATAGAACAAGCGTCGTTTACGACGATTCACCATAACTTGCCTGCAAAGATATAAAATAAATCTTGATACTCCAAAAGAATCTCAGGAAAAAATGTGAGAAAGTAAGAAAGTAGGAAAGTAGGAAAGTGGACATAAAGGCGTTTTTAAGGTAGAAATTATAGGGTAAATAATAATATAGAATAATATAATAATGGTATAATAAAATGGTACAATATAATTATAATAATAGTATTATATAATATGAATAATAATAAGACTTATATAAACTTCTACTATAAATATCTCTCTTCCGCACTATTTTCTCTTTCTTTCTCCGGCCCCAAAACTGCTTCATGTCCACTTTCCGCATTTCCTACTTTCCTACTATCATTGTCTGAAAACCACCGAGACGCTCCTTGCTGTGCAAGATGACGCTCCTTGGTCACCACCGAGACGCTCCTTGGTCACCACCGAGACGCTCCTTGGTAGGCAAGAAGACACCCGTAGAAGTACACAAATAGAACCGTCCCTTTTGTGTATTTTTTGCGAAAAAAGTTGAGAAAATATTTGGTGGTTTCAGAAAAATTTTGTACCTTTGTAATGTCAATCATGAGAGACAAAATGCGGGAGGCGGCCACCCGACGTAGCTGGTCGCAAGAGTAGTTTAATACCATCAAAAACATTTACAATTATGGCACTGAAGTATTTTAAGTATCAGAACACGAATGAGCACAATGCGAAGGCCTACCAGAAGTGGTACGGACGCGCTGTCTATGACGAGTGTGTGGACATTGAGAAGATCGCTGACATGATGCAGGAGAACTGCACCGTGAAGCGTGCGGACATCCTGGCCGTGCTGAGCGAGCTGGGACCTACCATGAAGAAGTTCATGGAGGAGTCCAAGAGTGTGAAGCTGCCCTACCTGGGCACGTTCAAGTACGGCATCTCGACCGAGGGCGCCGAGAGCGAGAGCGACTTCACCGCCCAGAACGTGAAGAAGGTGCGTGTGCTGTTCCAGCCCATCACCAGTCGCGAGGCAGGCGGCAAGACCGTTCAGGAGATGACCCGTGGCGTCAAGGTGCGTGAGTACAAGAACGTGGAGCCTGGAGAAAGCTCAAGCGGTGGCGGAGGTCTGACGCCCGTCGAACCCGAAGAGCCTTAAACTCCTAAACTCCAAAAACGAAGAAGAGGATGTGCCAGAA